TCCTTGATGTTAGGGAGAGGCCACCCATTGGAATAGCAGGACTTGGTCAAATTGGCAGGGTTGAAGCTAGGTTTATAATTGGTGCTTCAGCAACAGGGGTTGCAGGAACAAGTGCTTTAGGAACTTTTGGCTTAACTATAAATCAGACACTATCTCAGATAGGGCTTCAGGCACTTGGTTTTGTAGCTGGGTCAGCAACTGGCACTACAACTTTCGAAATAACTGTTGTAAATCCTGGCTCAGGAAATGTTTATGCAATAGACGCCAGCAACCAAGCAACACTTACACTTTACGAAGGAAACACTTATTACTTTGATCAATCAGATAGCAGCAACAGCGGTCATCCGTTAAGGTTCAGCACTACTTCAGACGGAACTCATGCTAGCGGATCAGAGTATACAACAGGTGTAACAACAAGCGGAACTCCAGGAGAATCAGACGCATATACTCAAATTGTTGTTGCTTCAGGAGCCCCGACGCTATATTACTATTGTACAAATCACAGCGGTATGGGTGGAACATCAAACACACCATCGCCAATAACACAAGTTCCAACAGCTAAACAAGTTAATGCTGGCGTCGCAGGAACTGGTGCCATTGGCGATCAGGCTGCTCAAGGAAGCCCATCAAATGCTGGCGTCGCAGGAACAGGCGGCGTAGGAACTGTTTCGGTAGTTCTAAGTGGCTGGGGTCTTGGTGGCTGGGGAAGTGGAACATGGGGTAATTAAATGAACTATACAACTTTGGTATCTAATATTAAAAATTTCATGGAAGATGATTCTTCTGAGTTTGATTCGTCTATTAATGAAATAATAGCTCAAGCTGAAGAAATGATATTTCAAAGACTTCCTAGCTTGCCTTGTTTCAGATCATCAGCAACAGGAACTTTGGTTGTTGGAACTGCTGATTATGTAATACCATCAGCAAGAATGATAAGACAACTCTCTGTAACAGCTTCAAGCTCTGTTTCTTTTCTTGATCACAGGGTAGATTCTTATATTCGTGACTATTGGCCAAATGCAACACTTACAGGAACACCAGAGTTTTACAGCACAAAGTTGGCAGGGACTGCTGGTATAACTGTAACTTTGGCACCAACACCATCTGCTACTTTAAGTTATCAAGCTGACATAGTAGCTCCAGAAACAGGACTATCTACAGGTAATACAAACAGTTGGATCGGCGATAACGCTGAAGCTGTTTTGCTTGCTGCAGCACTTTATGAAAGTTCTGCTTTCCTTAAAGCTCAAGAAACGCTAAGTTTATACAAGGCTCAGTTTGATGAAGCTGTTGCATTGTTCCAGCAGGAGATGGGCAGAAACTACACAGCCGAATATAATGGAGGCATTTAATGGCTATATCACAAGCAATGTGTACATCGTTCAAAGCTGAAATATTGGATGAACAACACGACCTAGCAGCAGATACTTTAAAAATTGCACTTTATACAAGCTCTGCAAGTTTGGGTGCAACAACTACTGCATATGCAACAACCAACGAAGTAAGTGGTTCGGGGTATACTGCTGGGGGCGAAGCTCTGGCAAATAAAACAGTTTCAACAAGTGGCACCACAGCGTACTTTGATTGCGATGATCCCACTTGGACAAGTGCTTCTTTTACAGCCAGAGGTGCTTTGATATATAATGACACCAATGGCGACAAAGCGATAGCTGTTTTAGATTTCGGAGGAGACTTTGCAGTTTCATCAGGAACGTTTCAAATAGTTTTCCCTGCAGCTGGGGCGAATGCGATTATAAGGATAGCATAAAATGACGAGCACCTATGTAAACGATCTTAGATTAAATGAGCTGGGTACTGGGGATGGTTCGGGTACTTGGGGAACAACAACAAATACCAATCTTGAGTTAATAGGAGAAGCATTAAGTTTTGGCACAGAAGGCATAACAACAAATGCCGATACTCATACTACCACAGTAGCAGATGGTGCGAGTGATGCTGGCAGAGCTATGTATATAAAGTATACTGGGACTTTAGATAGTGCTTGCACAATAACAATTGGCCCAAACACAATGAGTCGTGTTCACTTTATTGAGAATGGCACATCAGGTTCTCAAAATATAATTATCAGCCAAGGTTCTGGCGCGAACATAACAATACCTCCTGGAGATGTTAAGGTAGTTTATCTTGATGGCGCAGGTTCTGGTGCAGCAGTTGTTGATGCTTTTGCATCTTTAAATGTTGTAGATTTAAAAGTTCAAGATGATTTAACTCTTAGCTCAGATAGCGCAGTCGTATCATTTGGTGTTGATGGTGATACTACACTTACGCACACTGACGGAACTGGTCTGACTTTAAACAGCACAAACAAACTTTGTTTTAATGATGCGAGTCAATTTATACAAGGTGCGAGTGCAACTGTTTTAGATATTGCAGCCACAGATACTATAGAGTTAACTGCGACTACGACTGCCATTGTTGGCAATCAAACTGTTTCCGGAACACTAGTGCCGAGTGGCGTACTAACCGCTAACGCAGGTGTTGTTGTAGATACCATGACCCTTGACGCAGCTACCCTTACAGCCACGGGTGATTTTACTGCTAGCATTGCTGGCACAGTGCTATTTGATGCTGCTGGCGATATTGTTCTTGATGCTGCGGGAGATGATATACTATTAAAATCTGGCGGTACTCACGAGGGTAATATAAATCTTGCAAGTAGCAACTTAACAATTAAATCAATCGTTTCTGATAAAGATATTATTTTTCAAGGAAATGACGGTGGTTCTGCAATAACAGCCCTCACCCTTGATATGTCTGCGGCAGGTGCGGCAACATTCAATAACGATGTTACTGCATTCTCTGATAAACGATTGAAGACTGATGTAACAGATATAGAAAATGCTCTTGAGAAAGTACAGCAGATGCAGGGCGTTTATTACAGAAGAAATGACGTAGAAAATGCCAAGATGCAAGTTGGTGTCCTCGCACAGGACATGGAAAAAATACTACCTGAAGTAGTCCTGACTGCTGATGATAAGATGCAGACTAAGTCGGTTGACTATGGAAAGATAACATCTGTTCTAATTGAAGCAGTCAAAGAACTTTCAGCAAAAGTTAAGGAACTAGAAGGGAAGTAAAATATGACACTACCATCAGAAGGCAACCCAATATCTTTACAGCAAGTAAACGTAGAACTTAGCAACACAGCAACAGCCGCGATTAATATGGGTAGTTCTGATGTTCGTGGTTTATTTGGTATTGCTTCTGGTGCTATTGATATGTCTGATGGGTATGGTAAAGCTTCTTTCAGCGCGACAGGTGGAACAATTACTACATCTGGTAGTTACACAATTCACACATTTACGTCTTCTGGAACTTTCGCTGTAAGTGGCTCTAAGTCAGCGGATTATATTGTTGTTGCTGGTGGCGGTGGTGGCGGTGGTGTTTACGCAGGTGGTGGCGGTGCTGGCGGATATCTAGATGGCTCTTTAACTTTAAGCACATCAAATTACACAGTTACTATTGGTGGTGGCGGTGCTGGTAATAACAATGCAAACGGCGGAGTAGGTGTATCTTCTGTCTTTGGCGCTGTTAGCACTGTAGGTGGTGGATTTGGTCGAAATGATAACGGAGCAGGTGGTAATGGTGGTTCTGGTGGTGGCTCCTGTAATGGCGCAGCCGCTGGTTCTGGAACTTCTGGTCAAGGTAACAATGGTGGCGTAGGACCATCAACAGGCATTGCCGGAACTGCCACAGGTGGTGGCGGTGGTGGTAAAGGCGCAGTTGGTTCCAATGGCTCTCCGAATAATCCTGGAAATGGTGGCGCAGGTTTAGCATCTTCAATAAACGGAAGTTCAGTAACAAGAGCAGGTGGCGGTGGCGGTGGCTCTGGCACCAATGGCCCAAGTAGTGGTGGTATAGGCGGTTCAGGCGGAGGCGGCACAGGCGGTCGTTCTGCTGGCGCAAATGGTAGTGCTGCAACTGTCAATACAGGTAGTGGCGGCGGAGGCGGTTCTGCACCAACAACCACAAGAGGTGGTGCTGGAGGTTCTGGCATCGTTATTATACGCTACCTCACTTAATTTATGGAATTGTCAAATGGCACACTATGCAAAAATAAATGAAGGTATTGTTGAAAGTGTAATAGTCGCTGAAGCAGATTATATCGAAACACTTGAAGGCACTTGGATACAAACATCTTATAACACCTATGGGGGTGTTCACTCTGGTGGTGGAACTCCTTTGCGTAAAAATTACGCAGGTATCGGTTATGTATATGATTCTGGAAGAGATGCGTTCTATCAATCTCAGCCTTATGCAAGCTGGACTTTGAATGAAAGCAGTTGTTTGTGGGAGCCACCAATCGCATATCCTGAAGTCTCAGAGCAACAATTTGAGTGGGATGAAGATGCTTACCAAGCAGATAATAACTCTGGATGGGTACCTTTTTAATGAAAGACATGCACACAGATATAGCAATAATTGGTGGCGGAATTACTGCTCCACTTTGGGTTAATGCTTTAACAGGTTGGTTTGCACTTGGAACTGCTGCTGTTTCTTTTGTTGTAGTTTGTGCCAGAGCTTATTTTATGTATCGGAAGCACAATGATAGCTGAAACCCTTGCGGGTATTGCTCTGGTCAAGTCTGCGGTTGATGGCATTAAGTCTGCTATTGGCACAGCCAATGATATTGGGGAGATAGCTGGGCACATAGACAACCTTTTTCTTGGTGAGCAACAGGCACAAAAAGCTAGAAACAAAAAGTCTGGTGTAAATCAATTTAACGTCAACACTGTAGCTAGAGAAACGATAGATGCAAAGCTAGCGGCAGAAAAACTTTATGAAGTATCTGTTATGGTTGACCAGCGTTTTGGTCATGGAACTTGGTCTGGCATTGTTACTGAACGTGCTAGGCGTATACAGGAAGCCAAAGAAGAGGTGAAGCAAGCAAGGATAGAACAGAATCGCAAGAACCACGAAATGATGGAAGTTGCCAAGACCATTGGTATATCTCTTTTAGCTCTTATCTTTGTAGTTGCATGCATTACCTTGTCAATAATTTTTGCGAGTCCATAATGTTTACCGCTGTTCTAATAATATGCGCACCACTGCTTGGAGATGAGTGTATTGAAATAGTAGATGCCAAAGGACCATATGATAGACAGGCAGAGTGCATTGAGCGTGTGCTACAAATGTTTCAAGACACACAGCTTTTATTCCCTGCCCCATATAAGTCAGTTTCTTATAAATGCGAGAACAAATACAAGAGAGCTTAATGACGCAAAAAAAGTTACAAAAAGAGAGTTCTTATTCAAAGTTTGACACCAATGGCGATAATGTCCTTTGTGATGAAGAGCTCTCTATGGCGTTAGAGTTCAAAAGAAAAGAACTTGAAGATGCAGATGCTCGCCGTGACTCAATGCGCTATATGACTTGGTTTGCTTTGTTTGGAACTTTAAATTATCCAGCGGCTATTTTAATTACAGCTATGCTTGGATATGATAGTGCGGCAACTATAATAGGTAATATTGCACCTACTTATTTTGTAGCCAACTCTGCTCTTGTTGCTGCTTATTTTGGAGCTAACGCATACGTCGATAGAAAGTCAAAACAATGATACAAGCATTGATTGGTCCTATAGCATCATTAGCTGGCTCTTGGATGGAAAAGAAAGTAACAGAGCAAAAAGGCAAGTCTGCTGTTGCAATGGCTAAAGCTGAGGCTGAAGCTGAAGTGATGAAAGTTGCCGCTACCCATGAGGCTGGGTGGGAAAAGATAATGGCTAATTCATCTGACAATAGTTGGAAGGATGAAGCATGGACTGTTTTGTTTATTGTTATTATAGCGATGTGTTTCATCCCACCTTTACAGCCTTATGTAGAGCGTGGGTTTGATGCGCTCAATCGAACTCCTGAGTGGTTTCAATGGGCAATGTATGCTAGCATCGGTGCTTCATTCGGGATAAGAGGTTTAAAAGGTATTAAGAAATGAATATTGATAAGTTGAGGGAAGAAATTGAAGTTGATGAGGGATGCAAGTATGAAATCTATCTTGATCACCTCGGCTTGCCTACCTTTGGCATTGGGCATCTTGTTTTGGATATTGATCCTGAGTATGGAGAAGAGGTCGGAACACCTGTATCAGAGGATAGGGTGTCAGCTTGTTTTGATAGAGACGTACACACAGTGCTTTCCGAATGTGAAAGGTTGTACGAAGACTTTTCCAGCCTCCCTGAAGATGTGCAAAGAATTATTGCAAACATGATGTTTAACATGGGATATCCTAGGTTAAGCAAATTTAAAGGAATGAAGGCTGGTGTTGATGCTCGTGATTGGAACCAAGCTGCAGATGAAATGGTTGACTCTGTTTGGTATCGTCAGGTAACTAATAGAGCAGACAGATTAGTTGAAAGAATGAGGAGGATTTAATGTCACTAAAACTTCTTAAATTCAAGTCAGGAATAGTCAAAGACATAACTGAATATGCAGCATCTAAAAATGGTCCATTTTTCACAGATGGCAACTTAGTAAGATTCACAAATGGCTATGCTGAAAAAATAGGTGGCTGGGTTAAAGAATTATATTATGGCCTAGATGCAGCAGGGAACCCAGATACAGATACAGCTGTTAAAATTCAAGGAACTCCCAAAGCTGTTTTAAGTTGGAGAGCTAACACTGATGGTTCAGACAGGATTGCACTAGGAACTTCAAGTCACCTT